CCATGGTGGCCGGCGCAGTGCAGACTGTCCCCGAGTCTGCATACAGACTGATCGACATCGTCTGCAACCTTGCCGCAGATGACTCTCAGGGTCGTGCGATCACCCTCGTTGACAGCACCGTGCTGGATGCTTTCAGCCCAAACTGGAGGGCTGGCGCCACCTCCGCAACGATCAAGCACTACCTCTTCGACCCGCGTAACGCTCGTCGCTTTGAGGTCTACCCGCCCGCCAGCAGCGGCGCAAAGATCCAGGCAAAGCTATCGGCCGTGATCGGGGCGGTAGCGCAGACCAGCGACACGATCGGCCTGCGCGACGAGTACATGGAGCATCTCGTCTGCTTCGTTCTCTACAAGGCCTATGCCCGCGACATGGAGTTCGCCGGCAACGCCGAGCTTGCGGCCAGCTATCTGTCGTTGTTCAACGGAATGCTTGGTGACAAGACGATGGCGGACAACGCGTTCGCCCCCGCCATGAACCGGCCTGGCGATCAGCCTAGTGCGCCCGCCCAGCAGATTGGAGGCGTTTGATGGCGTCCTACGAAGACTTCTTCCCGTACGTACTGCCTGAGGTAATTGGCGCCCCAGAGCCTCTGGTCGTTCAGGCGATTCGCAATACCTGCATCGAGTTCTGCGAGAAGAGCTTGATTCTCACCCGCGACCACGACCCGTTGACGATCAGTCAGAACATCGTCGACTACGACCTTGAGCCCCCTACCGGTTACTTGGTCGTGAAGGTGCAGAAGGCCTGGCTGGACAACCGCCCGCTCGATCCGCTTGCTCCCGACTTCGTGAGCGAGGCTGCCGTCTACAACCGCCTGTTTAGCGCCTACCAGGCGCGAGCCAGCACCCCGACGGCGTACCTCCAAAAGGACGCTCGAACGATCTCCATCTGGCCATTGCCCGACAAGCAGTACAGGAACGGGCTGACGATGCGCGTGGCCCTCAAGCCCACCAGGTCATCTACCACCATCGAGGACGAGATCTTCGAGGACTACGCCGAAGCGATCGGCCAGGGCGCGGCCTACCGTCTCCAGGTGAGCGTGGGCAAGGCGTACACGAATCCTGAGATGGCTGTCGTCAACAAGGGCCTGTTCGATCAGACGGTCAACGTCGCTCGGCAGCGCGCCTCTCGGGGCCATGTGCGCTCGAACCTGAGCGTCAAGATGAGGAAGATTTGATGGCCAAGATCAATCTCGTGCAGGGAGACAACCTGCCATACATCAGGCTGACACTGACCGATCCGTCGACCGGTGCGGTGATCAACCTGTCTGACTCAGACATCGTTGTTCGTGTGCGATTTCGTGCGGCGGGCAGCGACACGGTCCTGTCAACGATCACCTGTCAAAAGGTGAACGGTGGCACTGGCGGCGTGGTCCGATTCAACTTCGGTCCAGGCGTACTCGACGTTGAGCCAGGCCCTTACGAGGGCGAAGTCGAGGTGGACTTCGACGGTCAGATTCAGACCGTCTACGAGGTCCTGAAGTTCAACGTCCGTTCCCAGTTTGCATAAGGAGTAAACCATGTCCGCAATGTCCGACTTCCTCGAGAACAAGCTGATTGATCAGCTCTTCCGAGGCCAAACCGCGCCAACGACTACCACCCTGTACGTCGGCCTTCTGACTGCCGCGCCGTCCGATTCGGGCGGAGGCACCGAAGTCTCTGGCGGCTCTTACGCACGCGTTGCCGTCACCTCGTCTCTGGCGAACTGGGCCGGTACCCAGTCTGCCGGCTCCACGACCGCATCAAGCGGAACGGGTGGCCAGACAAGCAACAACGCCGCGATTACGTTCCCGACCCCGTCTGCCGGCTGGGGTAGCGTGACCCACTTCGGCATCTACGACGCAGCATCTGGCGGCAACCTGTTGTTCTGGGGCGCCCTGACGATCGCCAAGACGATCAACCAGGCTGACACGGTTACCTTCCCCGCCGCGTCTCTGTCGATCACCTTCGCTTAATAGCCAAGGTGTGCGATGTTGCTGAACGCGTCACGACTTAACCAGCTTGTCCTGAACGGGCGATCTGGGGCGCTTCAGCAGCTCGCCGGCGCGATCACAGCGGCTGTAACGACATCCGCTGCCGTCTCGAAGACGGCCGGTGTTGCCGGCGCGATCACCGGCGCGGCAAGCCCTGCCGTCTCTGCCTCGCTGACCAAGCGGCTGGCTGTCGCCGGCAGTGCGTCTATTGGCACGGTGGCCAACTTTATCGTCGGCTTCAAGGTTGCGTCTGCCGTCAGCGTCTCCGCCTCCACAGCGGCGCAAGTTTCTCTCGGCTTTCAGTTGGGATCTGCCCGGACCGTCACGGCTTCGGCGGCTGTCGCGGCCGCAAAGACCTCCCGCCAATCGGCCGCTATCTCTTCTTCGGCGAGCGCGTCTGGCGCGATCGGCAAGAGCGTGGGTCTTGCTGCGTCCCTGTCCGTTGGGGCGACGGCGTCTGCGGCAGTCAACAAGTCCTCTGGCCAATCCAGTGCGGCCTCCGTGTCCTCCTCAGTGTCGGGAGCTATTGCAAAGACAAGCACGCAGTCTTGCTCCGCGTCCGCTGCGGCAACCGTGTCGGGCACGGCCAACGCTTACTGGCAGATCGCTTGTGATGTGACTGCATCGGTTACCGCGCTCGCCACTTTGAGCAAGACCAGCGCACAGGCTGGAGCCGCAACTACCAGTGGCGTCACGATCGGCAGCGCCGCTTTGTCCAAGGCGCTCGCGTTCTCCGGCGGTTCCACGGCCGTTTCAAGCGCCAACTCTAGCGTCTCCAAGGTATCTGCTGCCGAGGCAAGCGCCAACGCGACGACGTCTGGCCTGGCGAGCTTGATCAATCCTCTTGCTGCGCTCGGCGTGAATGCCTCGGCGCAGACGGATGGCGCGGCGACGATCATCAAGAATATTGCGTTTGCCGGGAGTGCGGTTGCGTCGACTTCCTGCGCGGCCAGCGTCACGAAGGATATGTCTGTCAATGCGGCCGCCGCAGCATCAACATCAAGTTCCGCCAGCCTCGACAAGCCAATCAACACCGCCGGCGTTGTGACGGTCACTCCGTTGGCCCAGGCGGGCATCACGAAGAGCATGGCGTTTGCTGGCTCTGCGACGCTGTCCGTTTCCTCGGCCCCCGCAAGTGTCACCAAGTCGCTCGGCATAGCGGCCCAGGCCAATGCGACTACGTCAGTTGCAGCGAGTATCACCAAAGAGATGGAGATGCTGGCGCTGGCGACCGCCGAAACCTCCGGCGCTGCTTCGGTAGACAAAATAATTGCAGTCGCGGGGGCCACTGGCGCAAGCACGTTCACTCTGCTCGGAATTCAGAAGCAGCTCGAGTCCTCCGTATTCGGTTCAGCGCTTGCGGCCAACGGCCAGTTGGATGTGCTCAAGAACATCTCCGGAGCCGGGGATGAGGTCTCAACCATCCTGGGGGAGCTTGCCGTCTCGATCAGCATCGACGGCGTTGCGGGGTCGTTCGCCCTGAGCAGCACAACCCTGCACATCGGCAAGAACGTCGACGGTTACTCGCTGGCCGCTGTGGTCATGCAGGGGAATCTGCGTCGTCTCTACATCTACAGCGATGTTCAAGCTGCGGTCGATTACCAGGGTCTCGGATTCTTTGCCGCGCCTGACGAACTGGCCGTGCTTGCTGATGTTGAGAAGCTTGCCGCAGATGTGTCCGCGATCCCGGTCACTGCGGCCTTAGTGGTTGATGGCGCGATCTCCGCGCACGTCGAAGTCAGTGGGCCGATCGTTGCATCCGCCGAACTGGAAACAATTGAGATGAAACGGGTGGCGTGATGGCGGTCTTATACGCAAACAATGCATCCTCCAGGCTGTCGGCCTCGATCACAAACGTGGCGACGAGCTTCTCCGTCACGTCGGGTACGGGCGCGCTGTTTCCCGCCATCACCGGCGGAGACGTTTTCTACGCCACCCTGATGGACAGCTCCGGGAACCTTGAGATTGTCAAGGTGACCGCTCGTTCCAGCGACACATTCACTGTTGTACGAGGCCAGGACGGTACGACCGCACGCGCCTACGCTGTCAACGACATCGTTGAGCTGCGCATCACCAAGGCGATGCTCGACGACTTCAAGACAGACACACGCACCGGCTACCTACCCCTGGCTGGCGGCACCGTTACCGGCGCCACGACATTCAGCGCTGCGGTTTCGTTCTCCGCTGGCACCGTTTCTGCGCCTGCGATCACGACGACAGGCGACCCAAACACCGGGATTTTCTTTCCCGCCGCAGACACGATTGCGTTTGCGGAGGGCGGCGCGGAGGTAGTGCGCATCGACTCCAGCGGCAACGTCGGAGTCGGCACAAACGCCGCAACTGTAAAGCTCGACGTGAACGGCCCGGTCAAAACCCGAGGGCAGTTCCCCGCAAACCAGACAAGTTCTGGTGGCATGGACTTCCGTTCAGACACCCACGCCATTCGATTCTTGTCTTGGGGCAGCGTCGGCAACAACGGCACGTTTGAATGGCTCTCCGGCGCAGGAGCAGGCGGGGCAACAAGCCGCATGTTCATTAACGGCAGCGGCAACGTAGGCATCGGTACGAGTTCGCCGTCTTCTCTGCTCCACGTAAATGGAGGGCTGACCACTGGAAGCATCACTGCCAGGGCTGCCGATGGAGAGGGCGGTCAAATTTCGCTTCTCAACACAGGGAACA